AATTTCCAATCTGCTTGAAACCACGGAAGTCAAAAGCTCCGATTACAACACGGTGAAAGCCCTCGTGGAGGGTAAGATTGACACCTTCATGGGTTTCAAGTTCATCCGGACACAGCTTTTGACCCTTGCCTCCGACGTAAGATACTGTTACGCCTACACGAAAGGGGCCATCGGCTTTGGTAAGCTGTCCGATATTGAGTCTAAGATCGACCAGCGTTCGGACAAGAATTACTCCTGGCAGGTGTGGGGCAAGATGGACATTGGAGCAACCCGGATCGAAGAAGAGCAGGTCATCGAGATTGCCTGCGCTGAAGCATAAGGAGGTGCTGAATGTCTAATTTAAACTTACCTGTACCTGAAGGCGGAAGAGAGGGTAATATTGCCCTCATAGAGAATGATGGGCACAATGTTGGAGATGGGCCTATCACCCTCGCAGCCAATGGCGCAACCGGGGCATTGACCGTTGGCCAGTATGGCACTCTTGCCACGCAACCCACGGGTGCAACCCCTTACTGGATGAAGATCGGGAAAGACTCCAATGGGTACAACCTGTTCATCCTTGTCTACAAGGGTGCGGTGGATGCTTAACGATTAATCCTATAATGTAGGACTTGGAGGTATATAAAATGTTGACTAAATTTCAAGCGTTTCAACAGCACATGATTGGTGTTGTTGGCAAGCCCAATAACCTGTTTATACCGGAAGCTACACAGAGGTATCCGCTGGGAGCGCGGTTCAAGTACGGTCCTCGCACCTTCCATTATGCTTATGGTGGTGGGGTGGCTTTGGCCGCTGGGAAGCTGGTCGCCGGGACCGATATGCCCGCAGAGGCGAATGTAACAGTCGCCACTACTGCCGCCATTGGGGCCACGGAAGTTCCCAACATCACGACAACTGCCGCCGAGATCAACCTTGATGGCGGAATGATGATCGTGAATGACAATGAAGGTGAGGGTAATTCCTACGGGATTGTTAAGTCGAAGGCCAATGCAGCGCTGGCTACCTCAACTGATGTTACCCTGGCGGACCCGTTGGCGGTTGCACTCGTCGCGGCCAGTTCACAGGTGGAGCTTTATAGCTCACCGTATTATGACCTGGATCTTTCCGCTGCAATCACTGACATTATCATCGGTGTCCCGCCCGTAGTAGTCGCAATCGGCTATTACTTCTGGGTCCAGACCTGGGGACCGGCTGCTGTCTTGGCCGGCGCCACCCTGGTGGCAGGCTCTCTTGTTTCTCCTCACACCACAGACGGGTCGGTCGGCCCATTGATTACAGTGACCGCTGAGACGATTACCGAGAACGTCGTCGGGTACGCTCTTACGGCTGGAACGGCCACGGAATACAACGCGATCTTCTTGAGGATAACACCGTAAACCTTTAACGAAAAACATAACCTTAACGTCCTGGGGCTCGTGAAACAGCTCCAGGGCAGGAGAGGATAACATGGTAGGATCAGTTTCAAAAACAATAGGAGCCCAGAACATATTCTCAGACTCCATTGAGCTTATCGGCAAATTCAACGTGTCCATCTCCGGAATCGTAGGGGATACTGTTGTGGTGCAACGGTCTTTCGACAATGGAACCTTATGGAAAGACCGAGAATCCTATACCTCCGACGATGAGGTCGTGTTGGAAGAGCCTGAGAGGGGAGTCCTTCATCGCATAGGCGTCAAGACTGGCGGATATGGTACAGGGACTATCTTGGCCCGATTAAGCCAGTAAAGAAGGGGCACTATGCCAAGAAAAGACCTGAGCGAAAATACGATAAAATTCTTAACGTGGCTTGTGGGTTTTTTGCTTGTAGCCCTAACCCTTTTTACTGGATGGAACACGAATGCCATAGAAAAGGTTGACACCCGTGTTGACCATACAAATGAAAAAATAGCGCAGTTACCACGCGAGTTTGTCCGCCTTGAAAGGTATCAGTGCGACACTGCTTTAATCAGGGCAGACCTTACGACCATTATGTTGAAGTTGGATCGGCTTGCCGAGAGATAGGGGGTTTATAATGTCAAGCATAGTCGAAATATGCAATATGGGCTTGGTCCTGATAGGGGATCAGACCATAACAGCCCTAACGGACAGTAACGACAGGGCCACGGTAGCTTCGACCTTCTATGAGCCGACCAGGGACGCGGTGTTGAGGGCTCACCCATGGGGGTTTGCAAAGACCAGGGTTGCGCTTGCGATGGCGGCGGGAACTCCTAATTCCAATAAGTATAGCTATCACTTCACCTTGCCCACGTCCCCTAAATGCCTGAGGGTCCTGGAGGTTGAAGAGGACTACCCTGGGCAAATCCCGTATTCAGTTGAGGCCCGCAAACTGCTTTGCAATGATTCTTCCATATCCATCCTCTACGTCGCTCAAGTCACAGACTCGGGGCTTTTCGACGCCTTGTTCACTGACGCCTTGGCCGCCAGGCTCGCTATGGCTTTCGCAATGGCCCTTACGAAACAAAAGACACTCATAGAGCTCGCCGCCAAGGTTTACGAGATGAAGATCAACGAAGCCCGGACTATGGACGGCTTGGAATCAACGCCAAAAGAGATTTACAATGATACACTCCTAAGAGGCAGATGAAATGCAATCGAAAGAAAAAAAAGCGGTATATAATAAGAAATATCGTGAAGCTCATCGTGAAGATAGCAAGAAATACCGGGAAGCTCACAAAGAAGAAATAGTTAAATATGGCAAGAAATACTATGGAGCACATAAAGAAGAAATAACTGAACGTAAGAAGAAATATTCTGAGAATCATCGTGATGAAGTAGCTGCTTACAATAAAGGATACAAAGAGGCTCATCGTGAAGAATTAGTTGCACACCGAAAGGAATACTACCAAACAGAAAAAGGTAAAGCAGCATCAAGAAAAGGTAACCACAAAAGACGAGCCACGAAAGCCGGGGTTGTATGCCAGATCTTTAATACTTCTGCGGTATTTGAGCGTGATGGCTATATTTGCCAGAATTGTGGCCGTAAAACGCGGCCGGACTTCAAGAATCCAAATCATCCATTATATCCAAACCTGGATCATATTGTGCCATTAAGCAAGGGCGGCGCACATACGAAGATCAACACTCAATGCCTATGCCATCAATGTAATATGTTCAAGAATAACACTGGGGTAGGGGACCAACTAAGAATGTTCGGTTAGGAAGGGATTATGCGAACTCGCCCAATTCAGATGAATTTCACAAACGGAGAAGTTTCCCCGCGACTATTCGGCAGATCCGACCTCGCCAAGTATTGGGCGTCCCTTGAAACACTCGAAAACTTCGTAATCCTTCCATACGGCGGAGTGGCACGGCGTGACGGTTTCCATCATGTAACATCTCAAAGCGATGAAACCCGTAAGGCAAGGATGATCCCGTTCATATTCAGTACAGAACAAGCCTACGCTATCGAAGCCGGGCATAAGTACATGAGGTTCTTCATGAACCACGGGTTGATCCTTGACGATGGCCTGGGGGATACCGTCTTATTACTCCACATGCACGGGATTGATGCCAGCCAAACATTCCTGGATTCGAGTAATACAGCGCATCTTGTGACGGCTGGCAATACAGCACAAATAGACACTGGATATTGGAAATATGGTGGGTCCGCCGGTTTGTTTCTCTCGGCTGACCATGCTTTTTTGTCGGTGGCGGACCATGCAAACTTTGATTTTAGCGCAACGAATATCTTCACCTTTGAACAGGAAATATATATTCCCGGGGTCTTGGCGGATGTTTGTATATGGTCTAAGCGCACAGACATTAACAACCAAATGGGGGTGTATCTTTGGGCTGATGGCCACGTAACGTTCCAGGTTGTCAATGCCGGTAGCTATCAAATTCTTACAACATCTACAGGGGCCTTTACCGCTGATTCGTGGAATCATATCAGGGTAGTCGGGGATGGTACGAATTACTATCTGTTCGTAGGTGGTGCCTTGCTGGATTGGGAAGTTATAACACAAAGCACTTTAGCTTATACCGGGCTTCTGTATATCGCAGGGAACCCCGTTGAGGGTTCATATCTCAATGGGTGGATGGCTGAGTTCAGGGTTTCCAAGGTTGCCAGATCAACCAGTGCTTTCGCTCCTCCAACACAAGAATTTCCATTGCCTGAAGAAATAGGGGTGGACATCGTTCCGTATGAAATTGTGACCCCTTATCTCGAATCCGACCTGCCATTGCTTAAATACTTCCAGTCTTACGATACTATGTATATCTTCCATCCGGATCATGGCTGGAGAAAACTCGGCAGAACTGCCCATACCGTCTGGACCTTAACGGAGGTGGATTTCACTAACGGACCTTGGCTTAATGAAAAAGACGATATAGTCTTCACCCCATCGGCCATTACAGGGTCCATTGACCTTGTAGCCAGTGATGCTTTCTTCTTGGCTGGTCACGTAGGGGCCTTATTGCGTCTTTATATTTCAGAGGCGTGGGGTTACGTTAAAATAACTACCGTCACTAACACGACCAACGCCGTTGCCACGGTGGTCAATCAACTGACCTCTACCGCTGATTCTACAAAATATCAGGAAGGGGCATGGTCGGCTGTCAGGGGGTTCCCTTCTTCCGGGTCGTTTAATGAGGCAAGCCTGATGGTCGCGGCAACCGACCATCAGCCACAGGCCATCTGGGCAAGTAAGAAGGGTGATTTTGAGAACTTCGAGGCCGGAGCATTGGACGATCAGGGCTTTTCCTATCCCATCCCGGCAAGCAATAGGATCTTGTGGCTTGGTTCCCTCCGTGAATTAGTCCTTGGGACAGGGGATGGGATGTATAAGATGACTGGAGGGGTAGACGATTATATCTCTCCTACCAATGTCAGGGTACGTCCCGGTATGGCCATAGGGGCCAAGAACTTAGGCCCTATCGCTGTAAAAAACAGCCTGCTGTATTGGCAGAAGGGTTCCCGTAAACTCAGGGAATTAACCTATGACCCGAACTCCTATGATGAGAATTATGTCGCGCCTGATCTTAGTTTATTGGCTGACCACATTACCCTTGGGGGGATAATATATAGCGCGTGGCAACAAGAGCCTAATTCAATCCTCTGGACCGTCAGAACCGATGGTGTCCTTTTGTCTATGACATACATGAGGGCGGAAGACATAGTGGGGTGGGGAAGGCATATTACAGACGGGGTTGTGGAAAGTGTCGCAACGATCCCAGATCCGACAGATACCTTTAACGAGGTTTGGGTAAGCGTTAAAAGAACTGTCATAGATACGCCGGACGCTGACACGGTCCTATGTCTTAACATGGATGGTGAAGATGGAAGTGTTGCTTTCTACGATAGTAGCGCTAATGAGCATACTGTAAACGTTTATGGAGGTGCGGTGATTGATACCGTGGTATCTAAGTTCGGTGGCGCGTCCGGGAAGTTTCCGTTCGGCGGTCTTGGGTATCTTACCATACCGGATCACGCTGATTTCAATTTTAGCACGGATGACATCTTCACCATGGAGTTCTTCATTTACCCGCAACTTTTAGGTAGTGAAGTTATCGCAGTTCAAACAAATGGCTCAAGTTATTACTGGCAAATTTATACAAGTTCCGGGGCTCTGAAGTTTTCGATAGCCAATGCAGGAGCTGAACAAATAGTCACCACTGCTAACGCTGCATTAACCACCGGCCAATGGAACCACGTTAGAATCGTTGGGGATGGGACAAACTATTATCTGTTCGTAGGCGGTGAGCTTTTGGTTACTGACGCCATCGTTCAGGGGATGATGAACTGTTCGAGCGTTATATCAATCGGAGCGTATTTGATATCGGGGCCAACTCTCTATTTCACTGGATGGCTTGATGGGTTTAAGATATCCAAAGTGGCTCGATCAACTGCGTCGTTCACTGTTCCGGCAACCAATACTGTCGACCGTCGATATATCGAATACATGGACCCGGATATGATGGTTGACTCGGGCTTGATCTATTCCGGGGGTGAAGTCAGCTCGGTATCAGGGCTTGACCATCTCGAAGGGGAGACCGTTGATATAGTAGCCGATGGGGTGGTTTATACCCGGCAAGTGGTGCTAAATGGGGCGGTCTCCATATCTCCTGCCGCGAGTAAGATCCAGGTAGGTCTACCATATACCTCCAAGATCGTTACCATGAAGCCGGTCGCATCTACACAAGCGGGAACCTCGGCGGGGCTACCGAAGAAATGGTCCGAAATGCAGGTCTTGGTTTATGAGACTTCAGGGCTCAAGATCAACAATGAGGTTATAGACTTCCGGGCCTTTTCGGATGTCGGGCTGGGGGAGGCCATCCCCCTTTATTCCGGGGAAATCAAGGTTTCGCAACTTGGGTGGAATGATGGCCGGGTGACTATTGAGCACGATGATCCATTGCCTTGCACTATATTGGGCCTTTACGGAGACCTGGAAAGCGGGAATTGATATGGATTTGATAACGAGATCCGGAAAGTATGAGGTGGTGAAATATCGAAAGGAGCATCTCGCTGATCTTGCCGTTGATATCGAAACCAGGGAGATGATTGACTTTGTAGGAGCCGATGTCATGGGTGCATCCCTGCAAACAAATGGCCCCGCCTTCAGCGCCTTTCATGATGGGCACCTGTTCGTTGTTGCCGGGATAAACATCCTGTGGGAGGGATCTGGGGAAGCGTGGGCTATGTTTGGGCCATCATTCAGAGAGCATGGATTCTTTATCCATCGTACCACCTTTAGATTCATCAACCGCCTTTCCGACGATCTTAAATTGGAAAGGCTCCAGGCCGTTGTCATGAAAGGTCATTATGCAGGGATTCAATGGATAAACAGGCTGGGCTTTGCTTATGAGGGAGAGATGGAGAAATACTTTAACGGCAAAACCTATTTGAGGTATGCCAAAATATTTCAACAGGATAGCATGCCATGAGAGACACCAAACTTTTTGCGCCGGGTAGTTTCTGGAATGACCCGAGGGTGGATGAGGTAACAGGGGGTTGTGGACCGGGGAGAGTAGGGGGCTGGTTTATACCGGATACGATATGGGGAGTTTCGATATCCAAAGCATGTAAAATCCACGACTGGATGTACTTCATCGGTATTTCAAAGGAAGACAAAGAAGAGGCTGACCGGGTTTTTCTGAATAATATTTTAAGGCTCATAAACGCCTACAATGGGTGGTCAAGTTTCCTCAACGGGCTCAGGAGATATAGGGCTGTGACCTACTACAATGCAGTAAGATATTTTGGAGGCCCCGCCTTCTGGAATGATAAAAACAAGGATGAAGATTTTAAAACTTCCACGGAGGCTAAGATAAAATAATGGCTGGTGTAAGTGTTGCCGCAATTGCCGCCTATGTTTCTGCTGCCGCTGCCGTAGCCGGGGCCGGGGTATCCGCCTATAGTGCGTACCAGACAGGCCAAGAGCAGGACAGGGTTGCAAAGGCCAATGCCAGGATGGCAGAGTATCAGGCTGGCCAAGCCCGAGACGCTGCCAAACTGAAAGCGGATCAGTACCGAAAGGAAGCCGATAGGAAGATGGCCACCATTCGGGCCAG